GTCGCCTTGTGGCTAAAAAAACGACCACCTTTACGGCTATTACATGACTTACATAGACATTGCAAGTTATCCAATGCCCACATGTCACCACCCTTTATACGTGGATAGATATGATCTACTGTATCTGCTACTCCACCACATAGAGCACAGATCCAACCATCACGATCAAGTACTGTAATGCGTAGCTTCTTCCACTTACCACTACCTAAAGCACGTTCGCTCAATGCCATCCCTTACGTTTGAAGTGATCTAATGCTTTACACATAGAACCATATCTATTGTTATTGTACTTAATGCCCCACTCTACCTGCTTATATCCATCTACTTTACTAAGATACTTAGATCTACCTTGTGGTATGCCATAGTGTGAACCATTCTTAGCTTTAGGATTCCATCTACTTTCTTTATGATATAACTCATCTAAGCAGTAGAACTCTGTAAATGAATGATTTAACTGTATGAATGCATATTGTTTGTAATGCATAGGTTTATGAACAACTTGAGATTCAGCTCTTTCAAGGCTACTCATTTGTGCTACAAATAGAGCGGTGCCAACTAGCGTGCACCTTGCGAGCCATCCCCTACGGGGCTCGCCTTTTCGCCTTGAGGGCGAATGCGATCTAGAGCGTATCATATGGTGTCAAATCAGCGAACAAAACCGCAGGTCAGACGGCATGTCACGATACGTAGATCATCTGTGTCATACCAGGTTTGATCGTAGCCTATTTCAGACATTAATTTGTTCTCCTAGATATTGAGCAAACGCTGGTGGTATTGCTTCGACTAACTCTGTCCATATAGCCCAATCCATATCCATAGCCCTGCGAGCTTCATCAATCGTTGTAGCAGTTTTGCCACCCTTAGGTATCTCATCATTAAGTGAGCCATATACACCTATAGGTCTGCCTTGTAATTTGTGATTACATACAGAACCCTTAATTGGCATATTAGATTCAAATAGCCTATGCCTACGTACTTTTAACCCGAAGGATGAGCCACATAACTGCACAGGATCAATTAATGGGCTGCCTGGTACATTTTCAATAATGTAATTAACACCAGATTCTATTAACGCTTGGCGAGTTTGTGGTATCAAATCTATTTTACTTGTGGACTTACCTTGAGCATTTCTAAGGTGTTGTGTAATGCTATGTGTTTGACATGGTGGACTAGCATGTATGACATCAAATTGTCGTAGGTAATCTATATCCTTAATTACTTCTAATACATCTGCCCTTATGTATGTGTATGGATAGCGTTTACCATGTTTAAGATCAATACCAGTTACCTCAAAGCCAGCCCTAGCATAGCCAACGCTAGCCCCACCTACACCGCAGTATAAATCTAATAATTTCATGGCTTACCACCCCAACCTTTACCCTTAAACACTAACCCTGGTGCTGAATACAGCCTAGTCATTAAAGTATGACATTTAGGACAATCCATAGTAGGCACATCCTCGGTAAATGACCTAAAGGTTGAGCCAAAGGTGCCACACTCATTACAGCTGAACTCATACGTAGGCATTACTTTGCTGCAATCAACTGGCAAGTGTGGCAGACCACGGATTCGAACTTCCAACCACCACACTTATCACATCTGCATATGTCCGAGTCTGGTATATGCAAAGCTTCAACTATATTCTTAACTCCCACGCAACCACAGCTAGTGCATTGGTATAATCTGAAACCTTCTGGCAAATCCTCAGAGTCAAGCCATAAGAACTCAGTATTACGCTTACATCCGTTGCACTTAAACTGCGTGTAATTAGTCATCGTATGTTATGCCACTTTGTTTTGTGAAGCGCATCCACGTTGTATTGGCCAAAAGCGTACAAAGCCACATTAAAGGTAATAGGTTTCTTTGTGCCATCTGATTTATCAAACTTTAAATCATGAGCTATAGGTAATATAGCCTCTGCCTTGTTCCATAAATCAAACCACCATTTACCCCTGGTAAAAGGTAATAGTGCTATGCCTTGGCCGTGTTCAATAAACTTTGCCACCCATGGTGCTGGCTTGCTATATGGTGGGTTCATCCATACATTACCAAACCACGGCTGAGCAAGGCCATCCTGTTCTATAGTGAATTTATGGGTAGCAGGCACATTTGTGTCCATACCGACAGGCGAACTTACATCTAATGTAAATTGAATTTGTAAGGCATCGAATATAAATTTAGGCGTAAAGAACTCATCGCCAGCTGAAGTGTGGTTATAGAGCACGTTAGTTAATCAACTCATGGCATCTAAAGCATGTGCCATCTCTAAAGACTCGATCATCTTCACAGACTTCGCACTTGATTACTGTTGGCTCCAGGTGTACGCCATTATCATCCATTACAACCTGTACACCCTTACCATTAATAAACGCTATGTAGCCCATAGTTACTCCTTATCCTCACATTTACAACGTATTAATCTGATTTCTTTTTCTTGACAGTTTTCTATTACCCAACCTTTTTCGTCTATAGCCAATCTATGTATCAAGATTTTCTCAGCCATAGTTACTCCTTATCCTTCGGAAAATACCATGCACCTGTACTGGTTTGTTTAGCCCAGATAGCATGTTCTTTAATGTTATCTAAACAGATATAACCATAGAAAGGTTTTTTAGTTGTCTTGCTTAAACCCTTTTTTAATGCCATGCCCTTAGCGCAGCCACACTCAGGCGGTGGATTAGGTGCTTCCGGCACAGCTGTAGTCCAATCGGTTTCGCCCCATTGCACTGGATCTTCTAGCTTGTTTTCTACTGTAAATGATTGTCCAGTGTTTGCAACTCTTTCCATTTCAACTCGGCTAGGTCTTGCACCTTTTTTCGAATAGATGTAGTTAGCCAAAGCACGCCCGATTGCAGACGATTCTGCCAGCTCACAAGCAAACTTATTAAAGCTCGAACCAGTGCGTATTTCCGATGCCCAACCAGTTGCAACTGGAATCGCATCAGCCGTAGTTCTGTATAGCCTAGCAACAAACACAAACTCATCTGGATTTGCACCTGGCCTATTAATAAGTTCTGTTTGTATAGATCCGTCTTCATTATCTTTCCACCACTTCTCTAGTCTTTCTTCAACTGTTTCATAATTGCTTAAATCAAACGCCATAATTAGTGCTCCCATTCAAAGTCTTTATCCTGCATGTATTCATGGCAGGTTTTTGAGATGGCAATATACGCAAGTGCGTCTTTGTAGTGATCGTCAAGCTCTGGACTTTCCACGCTGCGACTAATTTTGAGCAGTGCCATACAGCCTGCCACTTGATTTGATGTGATCGGGAAATTGAGATACGCAGACCATAACTTGGCAATTCGATCCATCTGGATTGCTGGGTGGCCGTAATGCATCCCTCTGTCGTGTATGAGTGTGACCGCATCTGCAAACAGTTTCTCAGTGTTTGTCATAATCAAATACTGCCCTAGATCTTAGTTTCTCGATCTTCTGATTATGCTCAATAGATGCTTTCCAGCCAGCTGATCTACCGACCCAGTAGCCACGATCAAACGCTTTACTTTGTATCTTCCAATAAGCCAGTACCAACATTGCTAGACCTAGCATGATCATAAAAAATATCAGACCATCCTGTCTAGCTTCTAGCCATATGTTATTCATTTGTAGCCCTACTTTCTATGCACACGCTTTGTGGCATGGAAATAGTGTGGCACTTGTGTACGACTTTGTGGATGATTTAAGGCCTATTTTTTATAACGATTTAATAACGTTATTTGTAGAGTTTGCCCTCGAATATAAAGCTGCCATCTGCATTAATAGGGATAGTTATAACCTGAACCTTACGCTCATGCACGTATGCCACGGCGAAGCCCTGTTGCCAGTTAGCATAGCCCCTTGTATACGCCATGCCTGAACTGCTTAAATCTACTAAATTGCCAACCTCAACACCCCACACAGTACGCCCTAATTGGCCTCTGGAAGCCTCTGTAAAGGCCGATACCCCTAGTCTATGGGTGTGACCACAGACAACGCTCTTACCTAGCCTTCTAGCCCCGTTTAAGGCCGTTTGTCCAGGCACTTGGCTAAGAGGGAAAGCGTCACCATGAACGGCTGTCCAGCCTGGCGCCCAGTCAAGCCCGAAAGGACTGAACTTGATTCCGAGCTTGTCATATCCCATAAAACGCTCATACTGCATTTCGGGTAGGTTAAGGAAAGATGGTAGTCGCTTTTTGATTGATCGATAAAGTCTGATTCCATGATTGCTTCCTAGTACATCTGTTACGCCTAAGTATGTTAGGACTTCTTGTGTTTGTTTTCTATCGTCATTTATGTTGCCAACCATCTCATCAATAGTGCCAGCATTAAAACCACCTAGCTGTGGTAGATCAATCTCATCACCAATGCATATAGTCCTATGCGGATTCCACTTGGCTAAAAAGCGGCCTACTGATTTGACAGATTTTTCATTAAAAAAAGGAACTTGCAGATCTGAAACGAACGCAATTTTTTTAATCGTCTTCCTCATAATCATCTAAGGGATTTTTTATTGGATCTGTAGTATCGACTATCCAATCTGGATAACTTGTACGATCCATAGCAAAGGCTAAAGCCGTAGATTCATCCATACCATTCTTACGGCAAGCCTTATATACCTCATTGGCTGCAATAGCCCAGTAATCTAACTTAGTTAAGACAGGCTCTTTAGTAGTCCTGCGCTTACGCACCATCTTTTTTGGTTTGCGTTTAGTAGCCATATTGTTATTGTCGCTTATTCATGATAAGGAATAGATCATCGACACGCTGTTCTAACCTAGTTAATTGATCCTTCATACTAGATCCACCATTAGGGCGTAACTCATTTAGCCAACCTTTAACGAGAAAACGTAATCCGATTAGCCCGCCTGATAGCACGGCCATAACGCCAGCGCCAAAGCCAGCCCATTCTGTTGGACTCATTTTTCATCTGCACCGACACCATAAGCTGTATCGGATTTATCTAAAGCCCTAGCTGCTGGACCAGCTAATGCTGCAACTACTACAGACAGTGCTGGATCTAAACCTAATTCATTACTTGCTAAAAATGTTAAGAAAGATACTAATACCCCACGTGCGTAGGACTTTAGTATTGCTTTTTGCTTTTTGGTTATTTTCATATTTTGCCCCCTAGTAGTGGTATATCGAACGGCTTAGAATCTTTATCGCCTGCTTTAGTAAATGAACAATGTATGTGTGAGCGGTGCGGATTTATGCCTTTGTATTTACGCCATTTCCAATTTAATATTTTCGAGCATATCCGCCCGTTATAGATGACGTATGATATGCGTGGATCCGATTTGGCTGCGATTCTGATCTGGTCAGCCAGATAAGGTGCGAGGCTGTCGGATGACTGTAGCCTAGCATTAATATCAATTGCTCGGACGACCCCAGATTTGTCTGGATTATGATCCGATTTTCTGGCGGAATGACGACTATCGCCCAACCACCCTTCTGGACTGGCAGTGCTGCGATCTGGATACCAGGTATCAATCTGATCTCTTAATTGTTTACCAGCTGCACACAGCCAGGGCTGCTTACTCATCCTCAGTTACAATCGGGGTGGATTGTGCCGCTATCATTTCATCATAAGTTGATTTAAGCATTGAGGTAAACTCATTATTGCCTCGGTCAATTATGGCGTGTACTGTAACCTCTTGCGTCATTGGGTCTGTAATTTCAATAAATGTGACTTTATCCATTTTTATAACTCCGCACTAAATCCGATGTAGTTGGTTGATGAACTGCCGTTAAGTGTTTGGACTGCACCCTGTGTAAATACTGCAGTGCCGTGTGTGTATCTGACCTGCGCCAATTTTGGGTCATAACCTACTGAGGCAGCCGTTACAAAAGTGCCGCTAGAATAACTGGCTGCCGATGAAACTGTATAAGCCGCCAAATTAGAATAGTCAATTGCCGTTGCTTGCACTCGCATTTGTACTGGTACTGCTAAATAAAAATCAGCCAAAGTCGTATTTACTGCTGCACCTAAAACTGGCGTTACTGGTCCATTTGTTACACTAGAGGTATAACGTATGTAATATCTCTGACAAGCGGCTAACTCGCCTTGGATTGTGCCAGTTGCGGTTTGAAAAGTTGAGGCCGTTGTGCCTAATTCCAATTGAACTCCAGTTACTTCATAATAATCATTAGTGCTTGCAGTGCCAGTCATGCTAGATATAAAAATAACAGCTAATTCAGTTGCAGTTGCGCCAATAGTTCCGCTAACAGTAAAACGTTGCCAAGTAGTTGTTAACGTTACGCTAGTAGTTAATGCCTGTGCATCTCCAGTATAACTTGCAGCAACTCGACTTTGATCTGTTCCCGTTCCAGTATAAATGTTTGCACTTAATGCACTACTTGTTGCTGAATAATCAGCACCTTTACGAGCATAGAAAGATAAAGTAACTGATTGACCAACATAACGAATTGAATTAGATGTTTCTAATGATTGACCAAAAATCATAGAACCGGTTCCAGTTTGTCCGGAGTTTCTCTGAACTCTTGCGCAATACTGAATAGTAGGTAAATTAGTTGTATCGTTTGTAGATTGTCGAGAAACAGTTGAAGCTTGATTGGCTTGGGTTGTTAAGGCAAACCTGTCGCTGGTATATGTTGCTGTCGCAGAAGCCGCAACGGATACACTGGTACCTCTTTGCCAAACTCCAAAATTGCCATTTATGAAAGCGTTTTTACCGGAAGCAAGTCTGGTGCCTGAAAGTAAATTAACAGTGCCAGAAAGATCGTTCATATTGGCGGCGGTCAATACCTCGCCTGTTACGTAATTCTCTTTTACTGGAAATCCTATAGCCATCTATACTCCTTAGTAACTTAGGACATTATAGCCCAAAGTACCATAAATGCTATCATCTAGGATAAAAGCATCTATAACTGGCTCTAGTGTCGTGAACGTGGTTTTCCAACTATTCGGGGTTATGTTCATCCTTACCCCAAAAATCTGTAAAGTTTTTTCTAAAATTGATCCGCCAGGTTGGGTGGTCTTAACTGTAATTGGATCGAAAAAGTCTAAGTCTAAGGCTGCGACTATGCCTGAGTTGTAACTAGGTGTGTATAGGTCTAAAACTATGGCATCCACACGTATAGAGGTTTCTTGCCTAGAAGCGATATAAGCCTGGGCATAATCTAAGGCTACAGCATCTGATTGCATTAATAGGTTATCTAAGAAATAACTATGCAAAAAGTATTTATCTATGCTGGCTTGATTTAGGGCTACCTGTGGGCTACCGCCAACTCTAGTAATAGTAGCTTTATTAAATATAAGTACGTCATTTAATATCCAAGTAGCATCAAAGTAAGATATACCAGATCCATCATCTGCAAACACTGTGGGTGTGCCACCAATAGATCCAGCCGTTACGCCTCGATCTTGAAATACAAAGTTATTATCGGCATCAACATAAATAGCACCATATTCAGAATTAGCTACTGTGAATAGTGCCTGTAGTGCTGTGCGGTTAGTGCCTGGATCTGCCTGTAATGTAGTAAGACCTGGATCAATATCTCGCTGAGATGCTGGCCATGAAATCTGATCTAAAATATCGTCCACACGTGCACCCGATAATTGACCAGCGCTAGTGCCAGCCACTGTACTTATCTGTGCTAATTGAGCTAACCTAAAGGCATCTACAGCTTGTATAGTAGTCATTGCTACATCTTCTGATTCTTGTGGATAGGTAGTAACATAACTTGTAATGTATCCTGCAAATATAGGATAAGTTACTGATCCATAAGTAGCAGTAATTTGCACCTTCTTCATAGGCGTTAATAAATTGTAATAAGGCCCAGATACATTCTGTGGGTTAAAATCGCCATTTTGATCTGTTATGCGTAGAGTAAGTGAACCTGTTTGAAACTCATCACTAAGCGCAGTACGGCCTCTATTAGTTTCTATTCTGTTTACTTGATTGGATACATCTACAATTACAGATGCTGAATCTGCTAATACGTTTGTGCCTAAAATACCTGTATCTAAAATCATGGCCTGAGCAAAACTAGGGCCAGTACTAAAGTTAATTACTGCATTTATTACAGGTAATGTCATTATGGCAACTGTCCAGCGCCAGAAATGCTATAACCATTTCTAGTCGCTTGTTGAATACTTTCAGCAATTGCTTGGCTCATCTTGTCGCCAGAAGCATCTATTCTTAAAGTAATTGCATCAGCCTGGGCTTGATACCTTGCAGACATGTGGGCTAATGATATGGCTTCTTGTGCAGGTAATCCGTATTGACTATTTAATTCTGGCGCAAGTTGTCTAATTAAAATGTCGTATGGATCTGTAGATAATGGCGCTGCCCCACCTGGGCCTCTACCAGCTGCAAAAGCATCAGCCTGGGCTTGGTATCTAGCGGACATACCTGCTAAAGCCATAGATTCTTGTAGTGATAAACCTAACGCTCTAAATTGTCCAATTAAACCGCTAATCATTGCATCATATTTATTAGTGCCATTTGCCAACGCATCTGCAAACTCTTTTAATTTATTGGTGGCTTCCATCTCGGCTAGCAGTTTTTTAGCCAACGCTTCATTGTTATCTAATATCGCTATTTGTGCCTTAATGCGTAATTTAGTTTCTGCATCTACAGCTTCATTTAACGCTACATTTAAGCCTATACGCTCTAGGTCAAACTTATCTTTTAATTGATCTACAGCTGTTTTTTTCTTTAATAGGTCGTTCTCTGCCTTTCGTAATGCAACAGAGTTTTTAATAGCTCTTTCTTCCAATTTTCTTTGTTGAGCATTAACTCTACCTGCGGTTCTTTCTTGACCGCCACGATCTTGCTGTGGCATAGCGCCTCTACCAATTTGTCTAAGTCCGCCAATATACGCCCCGATAACTGGGATATTTCTAACATCAAATATATTGCCAACGCCAGGCACGTTTGTTAAATCTTTTAATTTACTACCTACTTGTCCTAACCCTACAACTACTTCGCTTATAGCTGTGGCAAAGTTTTCCATGCCAGTAGTTATGTTTTCAATACTGTTATCATCACCTAAAGCAGTTAATGCATCTAATAAACCTTTGCCGATAATTTCTTGTGAGTTGGCTGCGGCAGCGGCTAGTAAATCCATCTTTCCAGCATAAGTACCTAATCTGGCTGCGGATTGACCTGCAAACTTTTCATTAAGTTTGGCCATGATTTTATCCATGTCGCCACTTTTTAGTAAGGCTTTATCTAGTCCAGCACCTAATCTGCTAAGGCCTGTAGTATTCCCTGCGTATGCACGGCTTAATGCTGTTGTCACCTGTGATAAAGATCGACCTGTGGCAGCTGATACATTCATAGCTGTATTTAGGGCATCTTGGCTCATTGTAATTGAGCCTGTTATTGTTAGTAATTGCTGAAAGGCTGGGCGTAATTCATCATCTAATACGCCTGTAGTTTTCTGTAGGTTGGCGATATAAAGCTCTACGCTTGGCGAGCTAAACTGATAACCAGTATTCTTTAATTGTTGCTCTAATGACTTGGCAGCCTTCTCATCAGCCATAAACGCTTGTACGGCTTTTTTGCTGTAATTAGTTAAGGCTCTAACGCTAAAGGCTGTGGCAAATACTTTGGCAAAACTCTTTACTTGTTTTTCAAAGGTGCTGATTTCTTTCTTGCCTTTTTTTAATCCTTTATTATCAAAGGTGCTAACTGCACTGACAATTAAATTGGCCATTACGCTGCCTTACCTAGTTGGGTCTTTTTATTAAAATCTGTTGCCACTGTATCGATAGCCTTAACTACGGCAGGTATAACTTTGTTGGATTCTTCAAACCAGGCTCTGTAAATCAAGCGGCCTTTTTGTTTGCCTTGGCCTTTCATCTGGCTAATAGATTCAGCGGATTCTATAAAATTAACACCAGCATTAGGATTAAGACTTCTAGAATCAGAAGATCCTCTAGGGTTTTTACGGCCAGCAGTTTCAAAGATTGCGCCAGGTGCTGATATGTTGGCTACATAAAATGCAGCTGCAAAACCTGATCTGTTACGTCTATTTGTACCAGCATTATATTTAATAAGGTTTTTTGCTAGTGAATAATCATAAGGTGGGAAAGGTCTAAATTTAGCCGTATCGGTAGATTGAGTACCTTTACCCCAGCCACTTAATACTTCATTCTGTTGCGGTAAATAGCCACGTGCTTTATCTCGGACAATAAGCATGGCTGTTTTAATATCTTTAGACATTTGTTTATTAAGGTCTGGCTCAACTTTATTTAAGGCTTTTTGAAGTTGCTTAACGCCTGTGACGTTTACTGGCATTTTTCAACTCCTTAGCTCTATCTGAAAGTACTTGGATGATTGCCCTAAGCATTTCAGCATCCATATTGATAAACTCGCTAGGCGGAATCCCTAGTTCTACAGATAGGCTGGCTATCGTATAAAGTGTTGAATCCCGCTGCGCTATTTTTTTTCTTCGTCTAATACCTCTACAGTATCTAAGCTGTCTATAAACTCGATACCAAATACAGGTACAGTTACGTTAGCCCTACGTAAACACTCATGCGCTAACCAATAGATTTCGGTCTGGCGTTCATGCTCACGTAGGACTTTGCTAATACCTGATCCGTACTTTAACTCGAAAGCGTACTCGACACCTGGCGTTATCTTGTGCTCTGTGACTTCACCATTAGCCCTTGTTATCTTTAGCTTTGCCATTATTTCTCCTTTATTAAGGTGTTACGTCAACTACTATAACTGAGTTACAAGTAAATGTAATGCTCTGTGTTGAGATGTCGCCAACAGCACCATTTAGGTCTTGGGTATTGTTTACCAAAACTGTAGTTTGATACTCTGGGTT